TCCACCTGTAACAGCGGTTGTAACTGTTAATACTGTACCAGCTGTTGAACCGTTACCTGTACTAATAATACCACTGAATGAAATACCTGTGCTTGTTAGTGATGGACTAGCAATTGTACCAGTTGCGGCTGGCCAGCTTTTCTTCCAATTAGTAGTTCCGACTTCTACCCATGTACCAGCGGCAGTATCTGTTAGATACTTTTTCATCCATAATTTGTTTAGTGTTGATGTTGCCACAACAGCATAATCACCAACTTGACCAATGCTTGCCAATGGTGCGGCGCCAGCGGCACCACCTACGCACTGCGCCACATCTGTAATCACCGTAACTGCTTGATTTGTAAATGTTTGTCCGCTTGTAGTTGTTGCACTTGCGGCATTCCATTCAAACACACCAAAGCTAGTGTTTGAAGCATCAAACCAAAATGTACCATCTGCTGGCTTACCAGTCGGCGCTGTTGCGGTTGCTAATAGTTGTTTTGTATCTAAATCTGCACGTACTACATAAGCACGATTGCTTACACCTAAAAAGCTATAAGCCGCTTGTAAACCGTATTCGTTAACTTCGCCTGCGTGTACAGGGTTGTTGCTAGCATCAGTTTGGAAAAACGGAATACCAAAGGTATTTCCTAGTTCCATCTGACTAGTAATCAAATATGCCTTGCCAGCATTTGATGCTAATGTGCCTAACGCGGTACCAGTACCGGAAGCATTTTGTTTATTTTCTTGTGAAGCTACAATAATCAGCGGGACTGTGCCCGGTGCAGCCGGAGTGTAAAAACTCTCGTCTACTACTGTTACGCTTACGCCTGGTGAACTTAATTGAGCCATTGTGTTATCTCCATGAGTACATGTTCCTATATGTATTTATAGCATTTTGAAATTTCGGGTGTTATATACACCACCGAAAAGGTCTCGAAAAGACCAGCTTTGCGTAAATACAACATGAGACCACTATGCAGTTGCGGTTTGAGACCTGCCGCAGTGAATTATCACAAAAACGGACACACATACTACAGAAGCATGTGTAATGTGTGTTCAAAGCACGGCCAAGAGCATGGTGTTGCCCGTTGGTATCGCATGGGATACCGTGTAAAGAATCAGTGTGACAAGTGTGGTTTTAAGTCACCACACAAGGAAGTGTTCACAGTGTTTCATGTGGATGGAGATTTGAACAACTGCCGACCCACCAACTTAAAAACTGTATGTGCTAACTGCGTACGAGTCCTGCATAAAGAGGGCGTTCGCTGGCGTCAAGGTGACCTTGTTCCGGACTTATAATACCAAGCACTTGATCATATAAATCGTCTATTGTGCCATTATTGTCCATGACTGCATCAAATTTGGTACCTACCCAAGCAGTCTCGCTAGCATGTATTCCCAATGCTTGCATTCGTGTTTTGCCCATCATGTAGTTCATACACCTGTCACCTGCATTCATGTCTGCGGCATCATTATACCACTCAGGTTCAGCGCCACGAACCACACGAATAACTATTCCACCGGCATTTTTAATTGATTTGATTTCGTTAGGAAATCTGCAATCGCTAATAACAACATCGTCTTTTGAATTGCGCAGTTTGTTTTCTAAGCTGGCAATCCAAATATCATCGTGAAATGCTCTGCGACAAACTTCAGTTCCCCAGTATTGTAAGATCCAACGTGGGGTAAGATTGGGCATTTTCAAACGTTCACTCCACCACGGATCCACTTGTTCGCGCCATTCACGTGCCTGTTTTGTGCGGCCTTCCAGCATGGTTCTGTCCCAACCAAACACTTGAGCCACAGCATCTTTCAAACTGTTGGCAAAACTTTCTCGTCGGTAACCATGAAAGTTAGTTAGATAATCAGCAATAGTATCTTTGCCAGAACCAATAAATCCGCACACACCTATAATCATAGCATCTCCTAACGATATGCTATTATATAACAGTTTTATTACAAGGTCAAGACTTTTTATCCAAGAACGAACGTATAGCCCGTTCCGCCAGCAACATAAGTGTCCAATTCTTTATCAAGACGCTCAAAATCTTTTTCTGCACTGGCCAAAAGATCTTTACCGTTCAGTGTTATGCCACCTGAACCTGGGCCAGCTATACTGGCAAACTTGTTACGTGCTTCGCCCAGCATGGTTTTGGCAACTGCCAAGGTATAGTCTTTGAGCCATTGTTTTGCTTGATAGTCCTGTAGCAATACCCAGTCTGGTCGATAGTTGTAACTTCTCACTAAAATCTGTTCGCCTTGAGCAAAAGGACGTTGAAGAATTGTCAAAAGATGGCTGGTTGGTTTCCAAGCATACTCAATATAACTACCAAACATACGACCAACCAATTTTTGATATCCAGCAAACATGTCATAAGTTGCTAAACCGCCCATCATACTGCCTGACATTAGATAGGTGTTGGTGTAGGCCAGGTTAAACGGTTCAAACAAAGTACCACCCGCACCAATTCCACTTCTTGAGCCAATGGCTCTACGAAAAACTTCACGCACTGTGATAACTTCATCTGGCAATCTGTATTCATTTTGATCCTGTAGTAGTTCTAGAAACAAGTAACTTTCTTCCACAGCATTTGGGCTTTTTTGCCTGTAGCGATTCAACGACCGATCCAGTGCGGCTTCATAGTGTGCAGGATCAAGTTCTACCTCAATCATACCATCACCCAACATGAGCTTGACGTAGTCAAATACCTTGTTTCGCTCTGCTGTGGCGTTACTCTGCGTGGTTGCTGGCAAATCGTCCATAATTAGTTCTCCTTGTATATTTAGCTGGCGATAAATATCATTATGCCAAGACTTTCTTTATATAAACCAGAAAAAGGCAATGATTACAAATTCATTGACCGCCAAGCCAGCGAGATGTTTCAAGTTGGGGGCACTGACGTGTATTTGCACAAGTACCTAGGTGCAAATACTGACACTGCCAACGCCACAGCGGATCAGCCGCATTACGCCAACACAAATGTTGCCAACATACAGGATTTGTTATTTTTAGAAAATCGTGATAGAAAATACGATCAGGAAATATACAGAATACGTGGTATTTACAACGTGCAAAATGTTGATTTTAACCTAAGTCAGTTTGGCCTGTTTATTGACAACGACACCCTGTTCATGACAGTACACATTAACGATTTTATCAAATACATTGGTCGTAAACCCATCAGCGGAGATGTGCTAGAATTGCCACACCTGCGTGACGAGTTTGCCCTTAACGATTTTGACATTGCGTTGCCACGCTATTATGCTATTGAAGATGTGGGACGGGCCAGCGAAGGATTCAGTGCCACTTGGTATCCGCATTTGTACAGACTCAAAGTTAAGAAAATTACTGACAGTCAACAGTTTGCTGATATTTTTAATAAAGTTGCTAAAGATGCCAACGGTGATCCTGACCCAGCTGGGAAAACTCTTAAAGATTTACTCAGTACTTACAATCAAGAAATTTCTATCAACAATCAAGTTGTTGCTCAAGCTGAAGCAGATGCACCGCAGAGTGGTTACGAAACTAGACAGTTTTACACTCTTGCGGCCAGCGCCACAGGAAAAACCACACTGTTGGCCGCTGACAGTTCTGGACTAACGGCCAGCAATGGCAGTGTGAGTGCCGATGCTGTGTATGATACACCTCAACGTAGTGGATACACTGGCTACCTGCTGGGCGATGGTTTTCCTGTCAACGGATATGACTTTGGATTTGGAATACAATTTCCAACTCAGCCCGCTGATAATGATTTCTTTCTAAGAGCAGATTTCTTTCCCAACAGATTATTTAGATTTAGTTCCAAACAGGCAGCATGGATTGCCGTAGAGGATGATGTGCGTATGCCAATGACCAACACTGACAGTCGTGCCACACAAAAAACTGGATTCATCAACAACAGTGCCTACACCTATAACGATGCATTGGTCAACGGTAGTACTGCTGTTCAGTTGACCCAAAATGCCACCACTATTAATACCACGTTGGATTACGCAACAAATCAAAGTGCTCCGTATGTGGTAATCAAACGAGACATTACACAGTTGGAGTATGCAGTTGCAGACTATCCAAACTTGATTACAAGTTACAGTTATACCAATCCCCAAACGGGCATAGTTGGTAACAAGGTCAAAATTCAATTGCCCATCATTAACAATTCAGCCGGCACGCCTGTGCAACAAACTATACCATACACTGGGCAGTGGAGTGTGACCCTATACAACAACAGAGAAGCACAGAAACAGAGCCTCAGCAAGGTTCTTAAACCCAAGGCAGATTTATAATGTTACACTTTTATGATGGTCAAATAAGACGATACATCACACAGACTATTCGTGTGTTCAGTAACTTTGTGGTGAAATATGGCGACGGCACACTGCACCAAATTCCAGTGATGTATGGAGATGCTGATAGGCAAGTGGCCACTATCATGCGCAACAACAGCGAAAACAAAGTCAACAGTATTCCACGAATCAGTGTGTATGTTATGGAGTTAAAATTAGATAGAGATCGTGTGGCTGATCAAAGTTTTGTTGGAAAAATGCACATTAGAGAGCGTGACATTGATACTTCAGTCACGCCCAATCAGTATGTGAATACACAGGGTAAAAATTACACCATTGAAAGATTGATGCCCACACCATTCACACTGAAGATGAAAGTGGATATATGGAGTGCCAACACTGATCAAAAGTTGCAGATACTGGAACAGATTCTGGTGTTGTTTAATCCCAGTTTGGAATTGCAAACAACAGACAACTACATTGATTGGACCAGCATAAGTGTGTTGAATCTCAACGATATCAGCTGGAGCAGTAGACAAGTGCCTGTGGGCACGGCAGCAGGTGGTGACCCAATTGAAGTGGCCACACTGACTGTGGAAACCCCCATATGGATCAGTCCTCCGGTCAAGGTCAAACATCTTGGTGTTATTACCAAGATCATAGCTGGAATTTATGACAAGGGTGTGACCAGTGGCACATACATTGATGGGTTGGGAGCAGATCCCATGGCAGGTACAACCACACTATCTGACCTAATCAGCGTGGTGGTAACAACAGCCTTGGATTATCAATTACAAGTGTACGGCAATCAAGCCAAATTAATGGCACCAAGTGAAAATGCCCTGCCTTCACTGCCCACACTGGACATAGCTGTTAAACAAGGTCCTGACATCAGCTGGTTAGAAGTATTCAGTCAATATCCTGGAAAATATATTGCTGGTTCCAGTAGACTGTATCTAACACAGCCCAATGGCAATCAAATTATAGGAACCATTGCGCTCAACCCCTTGGACTATAATTCACTGCAAGTCAACTGGAATTTGGATACACTAACAACCAATACTGGTATTGACAGCATGGGTTATCTAGACACTGACGTCACGCAATACAATGCTGCCAACAGTAACAGACCCAACAGTCCAGGAACATTTGATGCCATAGTGAACCCGCAAACATATAATCCTCTTCGTCCTCATAATGAATCCACTGATCAAGCAGTGGCAACGGGCACTAGATTCTTGTTGGTAGAAGATATTGGCAGCACGGTCAATACTAAAAACAGCACCTGGACTGGTACTGTTGGCACTGCCGCACAAAACGGTGCTGATGCATGGAAAGCCACCAACGGCGCTGATCTAGTTGCGCGGGCCAACGACATCATAGAATGGAATGGCATTGCTTGGCGTGTGATTTTTAACAGCAGCCAAGAAACACAGACCATGGTGTGGCAGACGAATATATACACTGGAGTTCAATATTTGTGGAACGGAGTTTCCTGGGTCAAGAGCTTTGAAGGTGAATACTCGGCTGACAAATGGAAAATCGTACTGTAACTGAAAACATAACTGCCAGTGGTGCATTGTTTTATGCCAAAAGCACACGGCGTTTTTTGCTGTTGCAAAAAGGTCATGGCAAACATGCGGGCACCTGGGGACTTGTGGGTGGTACCAACATCACTGGTGAAACTCCGTGGCAGGGTCTACAGCGTGAAATAGTTGAAGAAATTGGTGCGCTGCCTAAGATTCTAAAAACAATTCCATTGGAAACATTTGTGTCAAATGATCGTGTGTTTAATTTTCACACCTACATGTGCGTGATCAACAACGAATTTGTTCCAGTGTTGAGTGATGAGCACATTGCCTGGGCATGGTCAACAATAGATCGTGCACCTAAACCCTTGCATCAAGGCCTGCGCAACAGTTTCAGTTCAAAGATTATTCGTACAAAATTACAAACAGTGTTTGACCTAGTTGATTTGATTTAACTTACAGCAATCCGATCTTTTACAGCATTATAAATTTCTGAAAGATACCTGTCTGTTTCGTGGCGAGCACGAGCAACTGTACTAAATTTTAATAATTGTGTTCTAGCATGA